TAACTATAGTGCGGACATGAACTAATGGTGATTGACAATGTTTGATTTAGACAGTAAACTTCGTGCTCTCGTAGAGAACTATGGTCTGACACTACTGCTAGAGCAGAACGAAATATCAGAGCTACTGGTAGTACAGTTCCTGATAGACGAGAATCTCCTTGACCTAGATGACTACTTTAATCTAGACGCAGAGATGGAAGAATGGAAAAGGATAGAGGAATGAACTTCAAAGAGTATCAAGGCAAGGCTGTAAGCTTTGCGATCTACCCAGCTACACACAAAGTTCTGTACCCAACACTGGGTCTATGCGGGGAAGCTGGTGAGGTAGCAGAGAAGGTTAAGAAGCAAGTACGTGACGGTGTATTCAATCGTCATGAGGTAGCCAAGGAATTAGGGGATGTGCTGTGGTATCTAGCTAACATCTGTAATGACATTGGCTATAGCCTAGAAGAAGTTGCTGACCTTAACATCACTAAGCTTAGCAGCCGTAAGGAACGTGACGCAATTAAAGGAAATGGAGACAACCGATGACATGGTTTTGGAGATATGTTAACTTCTTAGCTACATGGCGTGAACATCGTAAGGCTATCAAGCAACTGAACACGTTAACAGATCGTGAATTAAACGACATCGGTATGAACCGATCAGACATTGACCGCCTAGTGTGGCTCAAGGAAGACAAAGACAACCGTGGTCGAGAGATCAAATGAGTAGAGAGAACTACTCGCAAGAACACGTAATGAACCTATTTGACAGGACTATTAAATGATTAGCAATCACCTACCAACAGACTACCAAGCCTTCATCCACAAGTCACGGTATGCTAAATACTATGAAGACACAGGCCGTGAGTCATGGGAAGATACAGTGACACGTTTCTCTGTTAACACTATCCGTGACATGGTTGACCCAGCTACTAAACGTCAGCTTGAGGAAGCTATCCTTGGCCTAGAAGTGATGCCTTCTATGCGGTCATTGATGACAAGTGGTCCAGCTGCAGAGAGGGACAATACGTGTATGTACAACTGTTCCTACCTAGCCGTAGATGACCTTAAGTCCTTCGATGAGGCTATGTTTATCCTGCTCTGTGGTACTGGTGTCGGCTTCAGTGTCGAACGTCAGTCCATCAGTAAGCTCCCCGAAGTTCCTGAACTCTTCGACAGTGAGACTAACATCGTTGTCAAGGACAGTAAGGAAGGTTGGGCTAAGTCTCTGCGTCAATTGATTGCACTCCTATATAGTGGTGAGATCCCTACGTGGGATGTGTCTAAGGTACGTCCAGCTGGTGCACCACTCAAGACTTTCGGTGGCCGTGCCTCTGGTCCTGCACCTTTGGTTGACTTGTTTAACTTCACCATTGCTACATTCAAGAAGGCAGCTGGTCGTAAGCTGTCATCAGTTGAGTGCCATGACATCATGTGTAAGATCGGTGAAGTTGTTGTCGTTGGTGGTGTACGCCGATCAGCTATGATCTCTTTGTCTAACCTGTCCGATGATCGTATGCGTTCAGCTAAGTCAGGTGCATGGTGGGAGAACAACCCTCAACGTGCATTAGCTAACAACTCTGTGTCATACACCGAGAAGCCAGACAACCTATCCTTCATGAAAGAGTGGATGGCATTGGTTGAGTCAGGTTCAGGTGAACGTGGTATCTTTAACCGTGAGGCTTCAAAGAAACAAGCAGCCTTGAATGGTCGTCGTGATGCTAACTATGAGTTCGGAACTAACCCGTGCAGCGAGATAATTTTACGTCCAAGCCAGTTCTGCAACCTAACCGAGTGTGTAGTACGAGCTACAGATACCTTGGATACGTTGTCAGAGAAGGTACGTCTAGCTACAATCCTTGGCACCATTCAGAGTACCTACATCAAGTTCCCTTACTTACGTAAGCAGTGGACTACTAACACAGCAGAAGAACGGTTGCTAGGTGTGTCACTAACTGGCATCATGGACAACCCATTGATGACCCTGAAGAACAAAGGATTGGATAAGACCCTTGCTCACCTTAAAGAAGTTGCTGTGGCTACCAATGCTGAATGGGCTGACCGTCTCGGTATCCCTGTTGCTGCTGCTATTAGCTGTGTTAAGCCTAGTGGGACTGTTTCACAACTGGTTGACAGTGCATCTGGAATCCATGCCCGACACAGTCCCTACTATATCCGCACCGTCAGAGGTGACAACAAAGATCCTCTCACCCAGTTCATGAAGGATCAGGGTATCCCTAACGAACCTGATGTCTTCAAGCCTGATCAGACTACCGTGTTCAGCTTCCCTATGAAGGCACCTGATGGGGCAGTATGTACAGCTGACATGACAGCTATCGAACAGCTAGAGATGTGGCTTATGTACCAACGTAACTGGTGTGAACATAAACCATCTGTCACTATCAACGTTAAGGGTGAAGAGTGGTTAGAGGTTGGTGCCTTTGTGTACAAGCACTTCGATGAGATGTCAGGTGTGTCATTCCTACCGTTCAACGAACACACGTACCAACAGGCACCATATCAAGAGTGTGGTAAGTCAGACTACGACATGCTCAAGTCAGTCATGCCTAAACGTATTGACTGGGCCAAGCTTTCAGAGTATGAGAGTGAAGACAACACATCTGGTAGCCAGACCCTAGCATGTTCTGGTGACAGCTGTGAGATCGTAGATCTTGTCTAATGTGGCGCATCTGGGCTAAGAGCTTAGGTGAGAAAGTAGGTGAAACGGATGCGCAAGCTGACATAGTAGCCATCATTCGCACATTCTGGTGGGTGGTCCATGTGGCCACCTGCTTTATGATCATAATCCACAACGGAGCAAAGATGGGGTGGTGGTTTTGATTAAGGAAGAGAAGAAGAGACAACTAGGTATGGATGCGGGAACAGCTAGTAATAGGTTGGTCAAAGACATACTCTGGAGTTTGATTGTACAAAGTGGTGAAGGCTACTGCTACCGTTGTGAAGAACCAATGCTCAGAAATAATTTCTCTATCGAACACAAGGAACCTTGGCTTCACAGTGAAGACCCCAAAGGTCTCTTCTTTTCTCTTGACAATATAACATTCTCCCACAAGTCTTGTAACTACTCAGCAGCTAGAAGACCCTCATAAACAACTCATGCTCAACAACCTAGGAGACACCATGTATACGATGATTACCCGTAACGACTGCAAGTACTGTGACAAAGCTAAGGCTTTACTTAAGGCCAAGAACATTAACTTCACCACGTATAATGTAGAGGAAGGTTCAAGCAAGTGGGTGTTGACACTCATGAAGGAAGCTAACATTAAGACTGTACCCCAGATCTTTGCATCTAATGGTAGTCTTGTAGGTGGTTACCGTGACTTGGAATCTTTAATGGAGTTTGTAGGGGGTAAGGAATATTGAAACCTGTACGTAAAGCATTTAGTCGTGGACTATATGAAGCCTATGATGCACCTGCACGTGATGCACTTGTGTCATACCTTGAAGGTAAAGGTCACACCATCGTCTCTAATGAAGAGAACTATAACGTTGATGTTGTATCTCAGAAGAACGGTATTACATACTTCAATGAGGCTGAGGTTAAGACAGCATGGAAGGGTGACTGGAACACTAACTGGAAAGAGATCAGGCTACCTCACCGCAAGCAACGTCTCGTTGAGAAGTATGCAAGTGACAGTGGTGTGCTTAACTTCTATATCTTCCGTCCTGACTTCAAACAGGCATGGCGTATCAAGGACACACAGCTTACTCAGGAGGGCCTTAAGGAGGCTCAGGGTAGGTACATAGCCAAAGGCGAGAAGTTCTTCCACATACCCTTTACAGAAGCAGAATTGGTTAAACTCTAATGGTACAACAACAGCCCAAGAAGAAGCAAGACCCACGCCGTAGCACCACATACAAGGGTGCATCCAAGAAGCCACCCGTTGAGCTGATCCCTCGTACCCCTAGGCAGAAGGACTTCATTGAGGCACTGAATAGTTTCAGTCAAGTCTTTGTCTTAGGTCCAGCTGGTACAGGTAAGACATACGTCACAGCTACCTATGCAGCTAAACAATACTCAGCTAAACAGATTGATAAGATCGTTATCACTCGCCCTCACGTAGCTGTAGGTAAGGAGCTAGGCTTCCTTAAGGGTGACCTGCAAGAGAAGACAATGCCATGGGCACTACCTGTGCTTGACGTATTAGAGAAGCATCTAGGTAAGGGCACCGTCGAGACAGCCATCAAGCTAGGTAACATTGAGATGGCACCACTGGCCCTGATGCGTGGTCGTTCCTTTGAGCAAGCATTCATCATCGTTGACGAGACACAGAACATTACCACACACGAACTAAAGATGCTGCTTACTCGTGTCGGTGAGGGGTCAACCATTGTTCTTAACGGTGATGTGCAACAGTCAGATTTAAAAGAAGCTGATGGGTTGTCAAAGGTTATTCACCTTGCTAAGAAGCACCTACTACCTGTACCGATCATTGAGTTTGGTGTTGATGACATTGTTCGTAGTGACATCTGTGCTCAGTGGGTACGAGTGTTTATGAAGGAGAAACTATAAGATGGCTAAGTGGGATTTAGATAAACAGTTGGAGCACCCTCAGATGACTAAGCAGCACGAGTACGACGACTACCATGAAGAGGTTGACAACATTAACCAACCACCACACTACGGTAATGGTGAGATCGAATGTATTGACTACATGAAGGACAACATGGACCCTGTCATGTTCATGGGCTACCTAGAGGGTAACGCCAAGAAATACATGCACCGTTACCGATACAAAGATAAACCACTGCAAGACTTACGTAAAGCACAGTGGTACCTAGACCGTCTCATCCAAGAGATGGAAGGAGAGTAAAAGAAAAGCCCCTTGGATTTCTCCTTGGGGCTTTAACTTTATTTCTTCTTGATTGGTTTCTTCTTTGTGCCCTTACCGTAGGGCATCTTCTTACCGTTCTTAACTGGCACTACTTCTGTCCTTTTCTGTCGTCTTCCATGATACCTCGTATCGACTTGATGTTCTCATCCATACGACCCAGTGTTACAGCCTGTGTCTGAATGATAACTGTCAGGCTCTGTAACTGTTGTTCATGACGAGCAATGTCACGGGAGTTAGAGTCAATAGAACTGGCTAGGCTTGACACATACCACACCAATGCACCTGTCTGAAACAGGATACCTATCAAGAAGGAGAGGGGAATA